CCTGCGGCAGGAGTACTCGGAGTTCGACCTCGATGAGTTCTTCGATCGCGTGGCGACTGGCAAGACGGTGGCCGACGCCTACCAAGAGGTCTTCGGCCGTCCGAGCACCGCGACGTTCTATCGCCTGCTGCGTGACGACCCGGACCTCGAGGAGCGCTACCAGAACGCGCTGAAGACGAAGGCAATGCTCGAGATGGAGAAGTCCTTGGAGATCATCGACGATGACACCAACGACACGCTCCCCGGTCCCAAGGGCGGCGAGATCCCGAACATGGCCGCGGTGCAGCGATCGCGCCTGCGCTTCGATGGCCGGCACAAGCTCGCCTCCACGTGGTTCCGCCGCGTCTTCGGCGAGGAGAAGAAGCAGGTCGACGTCAACGTGAGCATCGACCTCGCCGCCCGAATTCAGGAAGGCCGCATCCGCGCGAAAGAGCGCCGGGTTGCGCTGACCGCGCAGGATCGCAAAGATGCGATCGACGCTTCGTTTGCTCCAGTACCGTCCCCGGAACCCGACACAAAGTGGATGGAAGATCCCGAAGTCTCGACAATTTGGAGGGAAGAGTCATGAAGAAGTTGTGGCCCGCCGTGGCGGGAGTGCTGCTCGGCCTGTTGGTAATCTTCTGCCTCGCGCAGTGCGCAGCGGCTGCCGAGCCGGCGAAGAGCGATCCGACGCCGATGACAGAAGTCGAAGCCGCCGTGATTGGGCTGGCCGCCGCTTACTACGAGCATCCGCACTACTACGAGTACGGCGGCGTGATCGTGAAGCAGCCCGACGGGCGCTTCAACGTCTCGAGCCCGCTTACGAATGGGAATGCTTCCAGCGTCGAGATCGATGAAGACAACGAGGGATACAACCACCAGTACCCGATCGTTGCCGACTATCACACGCATCCGTGCCTTGATGGGTATGTGCCCGGCGTGTTCAGCCCAGCGGATCTGCACAGCATGCGCGAGGCCGGGCACGGCGGGTACATCCTCGATGAATGCACCGGCGATATCCATTACTGGAAGCCGGGCGATCCATACGACAAGATGGACGACGCTGACCGGCTCATCCAGAGCATGTCAGGGAAGTCGCAGCAGACGGCCACGGGCAAGATCGTCGGCCACATCGCGGTCGACGGAAAGCCGATCAAGCTGTGAGCGCAGTCGCTAAGCAAGGGGACACTTCGGCCGCCCGCGCAGCGCAGGGCGGCTTCAACCCGTCGCAGTCCGAGGCCGAGCTGGCCGAGGACATGATCCGGTTCTATGACGACCCGGTGGGCTTCGTCTACTACGCGTTCAACTGGGGGCACGGGGACCTCGCCGATCAGACCGGGCCCGACGAGTGGCAGGTGAAGTTCCTCGATGAGATCGCGGCGAAGCTGCGAGGAGATCCGGATGGCAACGTCAGAGAAGCAACCGCCAGCGGACACGGAATTGGTAAGACAGCTTGCACGGCGTGGCTTGTGCTGTGGGCTATGTCTACTCGCCCGCATCTATCAGGTGTCGTCACCGCAAACACTATGTCCCAGCTGTCCACGAAGACGTGGCGCGAGCTGGCCCTCTGGTATAAGCGCGCTGTCAATCGCCACTGGTTCAAGTGGTCCGCCACCAAGTTCTGGCACGTCGATCATCCCGAGACGTGGTTCACCTCCGCCGAACCCAATACTGAGCACAACTCCGAAGCCTTCGCTGGACGCCACGCCTACTACAAGCTCATCATATTCGATGAGGCTTCTGCGATACCGGACAAGATTTGGGAGGTGACGGAAGGCGCCATGACCGACCCGCGGTCGATCTGGTGCGTCTTCGGCAACCCGACCAAGAACACCGGCCGGTTCAAGGATTGCTTCGAGCACGACAGCGCGCGGTGGGGCACGCGGCACATCGACAGTCGCACGTGCAAGATGACGAACAAGGCGGAACTCGAGGAGTGGATCAAGGCTTATGGCATCGACTCAGACTTCGTTAGAGTACGCATTCTTGGCTTATTCCCAAGATTCGGCGCCATGCAGTTCATTTCGACTGAGTCAGTTGATCGCGCCATGCTCGGTGAAGTTCCCTTTGAAGCCTACTGCTTGGTGCCTGTCGTGCTTGGTGTGGACGTCGCACGTTATGGGGACGACAAAACCTGCATTGCCGTTCGCCAAGGCCGGAAGCTCCACGAGGTCCGAAAGTTCAGGGAACTGAACACCATGCAGGTGGCCGCGCAGATTGTCGCCTGCATGAAGGATTACGGCGGCGTGGCAGCTACCTTCGTGGACGGCGTCGGCGTCGGCGCGGGCGTAGTCGATCGGCTGCAGATGCTTGGCCACGCCGTCATCGAGGTCAACGGCGGCGCGATTGCTTTCGAGGAGACCCGGTTCTACAACAAGACAGCGGAAATGTGGTACCGGATGCGGGAATGGCTGGCGGGAGCAGATTTGCCCGTCAAAGACAGTGAGTTGCGTCTCGCTTTGATCGGGCGGGAGTACTACCACGACGATCGGGAGCGTATACGTCTGGAGCGCAAGCGTGACATGAAGAAGCGGGGGCTGGCGTCCCCGGACGAGGCCGACGCCCTCGCGCACACCTTTGCCGAGGAGCTCGGCGACTTGGTGCGCAACAGCGTCGAGCCGGAAGACGAGAATTCTGTTGAGCCGGAAATGCCGGCCTAGAGAGGAGCACATGGTTAAGACCCTGCTGAAAACCGATACGCACGCCGTCTCGGCACCGCTTCGTACGGCCGGTCCCGGATCGCCGCCCGTCTATGGCGAGAACGTCTACTTCGTGTACAACAAGCGGACGGGTGAGGAAGTCGAGCGGTTCGGCAGCTTCGGCGCGGCGCTCGCCGGGCAAGTCAAGTACGACGCGCACGCCAAGACCCACGGGCTGTAAGTCGTGCTGGGCGCGTCGCCCATGGGTGAGTTCGTTGCCACGTACGCGACCGTGCTTACGTTCCCGGTGGCGGCCTATGACCTGAAAACTGCGGCGGCTATCGCCGCCGCCACGGCCAAGAGCCGGGGCTGGAGACTGATGTCCGTGCAGACGGCCGAAGCCCACAAGGCGGAACAGGAGAAGAAGTGATGGAAAAGACCCGCTTCTACGTCGGTGAAAAAGGCAAAGACTCCAACCACAAGACCGACTTCAACACTCCGCAGCCCGGCGAAAGCCACGAAGAGAAGGCCGTTCGCCTCGAGTTCTGGGTCGCGAAGCAGATCGGCACCGACCTCGTGAAGCACTACCCGAACCGGCAGTGGCACGTCGACGTCGATAGCCGCAACAAGGTCATCGTCATTTCCTGCCCGTCGCTGTCGAAGCGAGAGGGCTACCGCATCAACATGCGCCGTGACACCGTGGCGGAACTCCTGCCGCGCTGCCGGCGCGCTGCCGGCGCCATCCTCGAGCGCTTCAACGTCACCCGCGGTCGGATTATTGACCCGTACACCTTCGAGGCCATGCCGCGCGATGTGCGCGACGACGTGATCTGCGAGGACCGCAAAGACACAGTTGAAAAGTGGAATCATGCCTGAGCCAAGCTACGACCGCGAAGACATAGGCGAGACGCGCACCGCGGGCGTCGCTGCCGTTGGCGGCAGTGATCCCAGCTATGGGTATTCGCGCACGCCCGCAGACCTGCCGCCGGGCGACATCACCGCCTCGAGCGGCAGCGCGCGGCCGCCGCTCGGCGGTACCGGCGAGGTCAAGGTTCCCGACGCCGCGGCTGGCGGCGAGGGCACCGGCGACAGTGGGCCCGCAGGGCACAACGACGCTTGGCTGATCCAGAAGGCGACGACCTTTTACACGATCGGCCGCAACTACATGGATTCCAACATCACCCTCGGGTGGGAGCGGAACCTGTATCATTTCAGAGGCGAGCATGGTCCGACTTCACCCTATGTACGTCGTGATTGGAAACGCGCACGTACGTTCCGCCCCAAGACCCGCGCGAACGTCAAAGCGCAAGAGGCTGCCCACGCAGCTGCGGCGTTCGCGACGCAGGACTACCTCGACGTAAAGGCCACCGACCCGACCAACGAGAAGGAGGTCATCTCGGCGGCGATCAACAAAGCGCTGCTGCAGAAGCGCCTCGAGCTTGTGCCGTGGAATTGGTTCGTGACCGCGCAAGGTGCCTTCCAAGACACCAAGAACTACGGCATCTGCATCTCGCATCAATACTGGCGGTACCGCGCGGTCAGTGAAATCGTGCCGGCCTTCGACGACCAAGGCCAGCCGATCATGAGCGACGACGGCACGACGCCGATGGGCAGGGAGAATAAGACGGTCATCGAGGACATGCCGTGCTGCGATCTGGTCCCGCCTGAGTGCATGCTTTTTGAGCCGACTTGCGACTGGCGCAACCCCATGCAGTCGGCCAACTGGATGACCTACCTCTGGGGCCTCACGGCTGGCGAAGCGCTGGCGATGATGGAAGAGAGTGACCCCAAGACGGGCCGCTCGGCGTGGCGCAAGTACTCGCTGGCGCAGGTTCTCACGGCGTCCCGCGAGCAGATTGACAATCGTGTGCGGCGCGCGCGAGAAGGCCGGCACCGTATCGATCCGGTGACCTCGCCGGCGGGCGACGAGTTCACCATGGTATGGGCGCATCTCAACATCGCGCGCGAGAAGGGCGTGGATATTTGCTGGTGGACGCTTGGTACCAACCTCGTGCTGACGGACCCCGTGCCGCTCACCGAGGAGTACCCCCACCTGCGAGCCGGCGAGCGCCCCTTCCGCATGGGCTATTCCGTCATCGAGGCGCACCGCAACTATCCCGACGGCGACGTCGCGCAGATGGCGAACCTGCAGGAAGAGATCAATAGCGTCGCCAACCAGCGCCTCGACAACGTGCGGCTGGTGCTGAACAAACGCTACTTCATCCGCCGTGGCAGCCAGATGGACCTCGAGGCGCTGATGCGCAACGTCCCCGGCGGCGGCGTGATGACCAACGATCCCGAGAAGGACGTCCAGGTTGTGAATACCCCCGACGTCACATCCTCCGCCTATCAAGAACAGGATAGGCTGGCCCAAGATTTGGATGACCTAGTAGGGGGCTTTGGACAGGCGTCGATCAAGGCTGGCGGAAAGCAAATGGACCGCGCCGGCAGCATGGACGTCCTTCAGGGGGCTGCCGGCGCGGTGCAGGACTACGGCATCAAGATTTTCTTCGAGACGTGGATGCAGCCCGTGCTCCGCGACCTCGTGCGCCTCGAGCAGATGTACGAGACCGACGAAGTCATCCTCGCGGTTGCCGCGAAGAAGTCGCCGCTGTGGGAGCGCTACGGTACGTCCGAGGTCACCGACGAGCTGCTGCAACAGAACCTGACGGTCGACATCAATGTCGGCGTAGGCAACACCGATCCGGTGAAGCGCGTGCAGAAGCTGATCTTCGGCGTCACGCAGGTTATCCAGCTGCCCGACATGGCCCGGCGCGTGAAGAGCACGGAGCTCGCCGACGAGATCTTCGGAGCGCTGGGCTACAAGGACGCCAGCCGCTTCTTCATGAACGATCAGGAGCTGCAGGAGCACATGAAGACCACCCCGCCGCCCCCGCCGCCGCCGGAGATCGCCATCAAGCAGCAGGAACTCGGCATCAAGGCGAAGGAGAACGACCAGCGGCACCAGCGCGAGACGCAGGCCATGCAGCTTGACCACGAGTGGCGCATGAAGCAGGTCGAGACTTCGGACTTCCTCGGCCACATGAAGACGGCCACGCAGGAAGAGATCGCGAAGATGAAGGACAAGACCGCGCGCGACTTGGGCGCCGCGAAGGAAGGCAACCGGCTGGCGGAGGTCAACATGAAGCGCGCGGACGCGGCGCACGAGCGGCTCCAGAAGAAGCTCGAGCCCCCGAAGCCGCCTCCGGGCAAGGGGCCGCCGAAGTGACGGCCGTCACAGCGGCTGTATGGGCGTACAGGATACTCTAGGAGGCACCATGGCAGGCAAAGACAGAGTGTGGCTCTCCACCGGCGAGACCGCCAATCAGGCGGCCGATCGCATGGCCGGCAGCAAGGACGGCGGCAGCAAGGGGCAGACTCTGACCCCGACGGCCAAGCCGCCGGTGAACATTCACCCCAGTGCCCCCGGCGGGCACACCTACGGCTCGCCGATCGAGCCGACGATCCTGCACTGATGGCATCGCCCTCACAGGTCGGGCCGGGGCTGCCTGGCGGCTTCCCGCTCCCCAACTCGGGGAACCCGGGCACCGCGTACGGCATGCAACAGCGCCTGCATCCCGCCGCCACCGCGGCGCGCGGCATGGCGAGCGGCGGCCGGCAGCCGCGTGGAGGCAGGAAATGAGGATGGGCAAGGTGGGCAAAGGCCCCCGCATGAAGATGCCGACGATGCCGCATATTGCGAAGCCAATGGCGCCGAAGACGAGAATCCATCCCGCCGCGCAGATGCGCGTGCGGCTTCCGCTCGGCGAAGTCAACACGTCCTCGGGCGACCCGGGCGTGTCGGCGCCAGGGATCGGGAAGTTCTAGCATGCCAGTCAAGAGCCAAGCCCAGCGGCGTTTCATGTACGCCACAGCCGAGGGCAAGACGGACGTGAAGCCGTCGGTCGGCAAGGATTTTATCGAGGCCAGTCATGGGCTTAAGGGACTTCCTGAGCACGTGAAGAAGGTCAGCGGCCATAAGGGTTTCACGGACGCCATGAAAGCGCATGGCGTCGCCAAGGGGGCCAACAAGCGCCACCCGTCTACGGGCCACTTCAACATGGGGCCCGAGGGCAACAAGTTCAGGAGCCGGTGATGGGAACCAAACATTGGATCGCCGGCGCGATCAAGCACCCCGGGGCGCTGCACCGCGACCTCGGCGTTCCGCAGGGGGAGACGATCCCCGCGGGCAAGCTGGCGAAGGCCGCTGCCAAGGGAGGCACCGTAGGGCGCCGTGCGCGCCTAGCCCAGACGCTAAAGGGCATGCATAAATAGTTGATTTTTCTCGAAAACCAGGAGGGCCTACCGGATGGCGGCCGAACGAGAAGCAGGAATCGAATTCGTCGACGATCGCGAGCGCGAGCTCTTCGGAGCCGCCGTTCTGGCGGAGGATGTGAGAACGTTCCTTCGCTCGCACCCCGTGGGTCGCTACCTGCACCACAGGGCGAAGCTCGACATTCAGCAGGCCGAGGCCGATGCGCTTCAGGTCGATCCTGACGCTTGGCCGCTATTCCGGGGCCGCAACAAGCTGAGGCAGATCCGACAGCGCGCGGCCGTTGCGCGCGCATTCATCGCATGGTTGAGCGAGGCAATCCTCGACGGAGACCAAGCAGCCACCCAACTAGAGGAGTATCGAAATGGGCGCTGATGCACAGAACGAGACAACGGGACTGGATAAAACACCAGTGCCAAGCAAGACTCCCCCGAAGCGAGACCCCAAGCTGGTCGAGCGGGACGAGCTCCTCGCGCGGATGGACGCGCAAGTCGAAGCTCGCCGCAAGCAGGAGCAGGAAGAGTTCCTCCAGGCCAGCGACAAGGATCCGCAGGCATGGCTTCTGCACCAGCAGATGACTGCCGAGGCGAATGCCCAGCCGACAGCCGAGGTCGACGAGCCCACGGAGCCGGAAGCAGAGCCGATTGAGCCGGTGGAAGCGGCAGCGCCAGTGGCGCGCCCCGCCGAGCGAGTGAGCACGAAGGGCGAGGATCCCCTCGGACAGTACGTGGTCCGCGTGGATGGCAAGCCGATGTTCAAGACTCTGGTGGACGGGAAAGAGGAACTCATCCCCCTCGATCGCGCCCGCCAGCAGCTTCAGAAGCACCTTGCAGCGGATGTCCGCTTGCAGCAGGCCGCGGAGCTGCGAAAACAGTTGGACGCCAAAGCGGCCGCGCTGAAGGAAACCGAAGCGCAGCTGAAGGCCAGACAGTCCACCGCGCAAGCGCCGACTGAGCTGAACTTCGATGCGGAGGCAGTTGAGATCGTCCGCAGTCTCGTAACTGAGCCTGAGGACAAAGCAGCCGCGAGGCTGGCGCAGACGCTGAAAACGATACGGCAAGCTGCGGCCCCGGTCGACGTCGACGCCATAACCAAGCGCGCTGCTGAAGTAGCGACACGAACGCTTGAAGAGCGCGAGCAAAGTCGGGCGCTGAAGAACGGGTTCGATACCTTCACTTCCAGCTACCGCGACATCGCCAGCGACCCCGAGTTGTTTGCGATCGCTGACCGCAAGACCGATGCGATAGCTCAGGAGCACCCAGAGTGGGACCCCGGGCAGGTCATGTTGGAAGCTGGACGGCAGACTCGTGAGTGGCTGAAAAGTATCGGAGCCCCGGTAAAGGATACCGCCGCGCCGAACGCTCAGAGTGGAACCACCAGCAATCGTCAGCAACGCAAAGAAGGTTTGAGGCCGATGCCGGCTACGCGCACTGCGCGACCGGCGCCGACGGACACGAAGGAAGACAGCTACTCACCGGCAGATGCCATAGCTGAAATCCGGAGGTCCCGAGGGCAGCCTCAGTAACTTGGAGGAGAAAGAAAATGGCTGGTCAGGTATGGTCAACAAACGCGCTCGGCGGATACATGTTCGCGCCGAACCTGTCGCGGAAGCTGCGCACTGCGCTTCAGCCGATGGTTCGGTTCCGTCAGTTCTGCGACGCGAAAGAAGCCTTCGGGCTTGGAATCGGCGACACGTTCCACTGGAACATCTACAGTGACGTCGTGACCGCGGGTGGTGCTCTGGTCGAGAACCAAGTCATGCCCGAGACGAACTTCACTATCACACAGGCTTCGGCCGCGATCACGGAGTACGGCAACAGCGTGCCGTTCACCAAGAAGCTCGACGATCTGTCAGAGCAGCCGGTGACCGAGATCATCCACCGCGTTCTCAAGAACGACGCGCGTAAGGTCCTCGACCTCGCCGCGTACAACCAGTTCAACGCAACTCCGTTGCGCGTCTGGGCGTCGGCCACGAACACCATTTCCGTGAACACCAACGGCACCGTCGGCGGCACGTCCACCGGCAAGCTGGAGAATGCCACGGTTAAGGTCATCGCGGACTACATGGCGGAGAACAACATTCCGGCGTTCGACGGCGTCAACTACGTCGCCATCTTCCGCCCGACCCCGTTGCGCCAGTTCAAGAACGACCTCGAGTCGATCAATCAGTACACGCCTGAGGGCTGGCACGTCATCATGAACGGCGAGAAGGGCCGTTATGAGGGCATCCGGTTCGTCGAGCAGACTAACGTCCCCTCGCAGAACTTCATCAACAACAACGACCGCGGATTCTTCTTCGGTTCGGACACTGTTGCGGAGATCTTTGCGATTCCCGAGGAAATCCGAGGCAAGATCCCGACTGACTTCGGTCGTTCGCGCGGTATCGCGTGGTACGCCGAGTTGGCCTTCGGCATTGCGCATACGGAAGTTCCGGGTGCACGTATCCTCTGCTGGGACAGCCAGGCTTAAGGGTAGGAGAAAGCACACATGGCAATGGCAAAAGGCACACAGATTCTGCACGCCTCAGGTGCAGCTCGCAGCGACGAGAGCGGCAAGGGCATCGTTGGCAAGCACAGCGAGACCGACGCCCTGCGCAACAAGCCGAGCCCGAGCGGCGACGAGACGCTCAACTACGGTGGTGGACACTTCGAAACCGAGAAGGCGGGACTCGAGGACGGCGTCAGCCTCCGCGAGACCGTCAACCCGGACGAAGTCGAACCCGAGTACGACTACACTGTCGACGCCTTCACCGGCAATGCGCCTGAGCGCAAGGTCGGTCGGGTGAACAACAAATCAGTGTCGGGCAAGGGCAAGAAGTTCTCCATCGGTGAGTTCTGATCAGAAACGGCGGGGCGCCTTCGGGCGCTCCGCCAATTCTGTAGGAGGCCTCAATGGCAATGCGAATTCCGATGACGGACTACGAGCAGCGGCAGCCCGACCCGGGCGTCACTGAAGACGAGTTCCACCGTCGCAAGAGTTTGATGGAAGGGGTGAACGGCATCGACAAGATGCACACCCGCTTCGAGAACACCGAGCGCACGCAGGTGCTGGCTCCCCGCGGCGACAAGCGCGGGCGGCCGATGCCGCGCGACGCGAAGTTCATGCAGGCCGGTAACCACGGCGAGTGGGGCCCGGATCAGTTTCGCGAGAGACTCGAGTGCGGCATGGACGGCCCGATGGAAGACAGATGGTCGCATGGCATGGGGCTGCCCCGGCGTGAAGACCTGATGAGCAACGCCAACCCGCAGTTCGGCGGTGCTGGCGAAGCGGTGCTGACCAACCCTGGCGATCAAGGGGTCGGCAAGAAAGAGATGTAGGAGGCCTCAATGGCGGGCGGCAAGCTGCCCCTGTTGAAGCGCGGCCCCAAGCCGGTGGAGACCACCGCCGCGGAGCCGAAACGGGAAGTCCCGGTGTTCCACCCGGAGCGGCTGGCCGCGCAGGCCGCTTGGTCCGGCGGGAGCTGCTTCATACAGGGCAAGAACATGTTCTCGCTCAAGGGGGCCTACATCGGCGAGGCTCCGGAGCACCTGTGGTACATCACCACTCCGGAGCAGGAAGAGAACAATCGCAAGGCGCAGCTGCGCAAGAAGGCTGCGCTTGCGCCGCGCGCGAAGGAAGGCGCGGTTCCGTCGAAAGTGATCGAGTTGGCTCGGGAAAATGCCAGGGCGCTCGCCGCCGAAGCATACGCGGAGTAGCCCATGGCGTTGACACCAGTAGTCGCCCGAACGTACATCCAGCTCGTGCAGGACCTCTTCCGCGAGGTCGGCGCGGCAGG